GGAAAAATCCGCTCAGTCTGAAAGACGCGCCGTCGCCGGAATGGGAAGCGACGCGCAACGCGCTGGATAACAATTAAATACTGTTTGTGTAAAGAAGCGACTCCAGAAATGGAGCCGCTTTTTTTATGCATAGATGGCACAAATCAAGCCGCCATGCGGCGGCGCTGAATTTCCTGTTAAGGAGAGATGCACACATGAGCAAGAAGAAAGTCCCGCACTTTGTCCGCTGGCGCTACGCCATGGACGCGACGCCCGAAATTAAAGGCGTTGAGGCAAGCCCCGCCGCGCTGACGGATGCAAAAGCCGTCATTGACGCGCAGGAGGCCGGAGTTGCGCCGCGTAATATCGGCGTTGACCTCGACAGAGACGCGAGCATTGATGAGATCGTTCTCAAGTTCTTCCCCGGCGCAAGCCCCGAAGACGCTGAAACGATCCGCGGCCTGCTGATGAAGTACAAGACCGCGCCCGCGACGATGGAAGTTGAAGACGGCGACGACGAACCGCTGACCGCTGCCGCGCCCGAAGCCGTTCCCGCTGCTGGCGCTGTGAAGGACGGCGATACGCCCGATGAACAGCGTGCTTTTGCCGAGGGCGTCAAGTACGGCGAGGAAGTTGAGAAAAAGGAGCCCGAACACCTTGACCGCCTGCACGAGAGCATCGGCGAGAAGAAGGCGCTGGGCGAAGTGACTGACGCTGACGGCGAGACGTACACGAAAGAGGAAGTCGACGCCAAGATTGCCGCGCTGATGAAGGAGATGGAGGCCAAGATTGAGGCCGCGAAAGTCAAGGCCACCGACGAGGCGAAGGAGCACTATGAAGGACTGAGCAAGGCCGCGCAGGATTGCGCCCCGCTTGTCAAGATCGCTGATCCGATGGCGTACAAGTCGAGCGCTGAGATTTACCGCAAGGCGCTCAAGCTGCGTGGTGTGGCGGCTGATTCTATGCCTGATTCGGCGCTTCCCGCGATGGTCGATTTCGTCAAGCGCAATGCTGGCGCGTCTGTGTCTGCGCGTCCTGTCGTCGCCGCTGACGCCGCGCCCGCGATGGACGCTGACTTCGACGTTATCAAGGCGCTTGAAAAGCGCATCAAAGTTTACTAGGAGGTGCTTAGAAAATGGCCTTTGCAAATCGCGTAGAAATTTATCCCGCGCCCGCTGTGCAGGGCGATCGCGTAAACAATCAGCCGACGCTGTACACGGCTCACAACTTTGTTAATAAGACCGCGGTGACGTGCGGATGCTTCGCGTTCCGCGACGCGACCAACCCTGAAACGCAGTGCAGCAACACGGCCGCGAGCGGTCAGCCGCTCGGCATCGTGGAGCGCACTCATGAAAACGTCGCTATGACCATCGGCGAGAATCAGCTGACCATCCCCGCCGCCGGTGTCGTTTCGATCGTTCAGCGCGGCCAGATGTGGGTGACGGCTGACACTGCCGTCACCGTCGGAATGAAGGCTTTCGCCGTTCTGGCCGACGGCTCTGTGAAGTTCGCCGCCGCCGGTGCTACTGTGACGGGCGCTGTTGAAACGACCTGGGCCGCGTTTTCGAGCGCCGCGCAGGGCGAGCTTGTTATCGTTGATAACACCATGCAGGCCGTCGCGGCTCTTGCTTAGTGAAGGAGAGTGATAGCAATGATCAATACTGTTGAACGTCTCAAGGCGCTGGGCATCAATGCCCCCGCCGATTTTCGCGGCTTTATCACCAAAGACAACCGTGCGCAGATCGCGCAGGACGCCGCGCTTGTCACGACTGCAAACGCGCTGACGCCCGCTTATCTGGGCGCGTACATCGACCGCGAGGCCGTCGAGATTCTGACCGCGCCGCGCAATGCCCGCGCCGTCTTCGGCGAAGTGAAGAAAGGCGATTGGGAGACTCCGTTTGCTCAGTTCCATTCCGTTGAGTTCACGGGCACGACCACGCCGTACAGTGATTTCACTGAAAACACTCGTGCCGGAGTCAACTACAACTGGCCGACCCGTAAACAGTACCGTTTCCAGACCACGATCGACTACGGCGATCTTGAAGCTGCCGTGTCCGGCATCGCGGGCGTGAATCTTGTCTCTGACAAGCAGCAGAGCGCCGCGCACATCATCGACGTTGACGCGAACAAATTCGCGCTGTTCGGTGTCGCCGGTTACGAGATTTACGGCATGCTCAACGATCCCAACCTCCCCGCCGCTGAAACTCCGAGCACGGGCGCGGGCGGCGGCCTGACGTGGGCGAGCAAGGACATGACCGAGATTTACAACGATGTTCTTGCGCTTTATGCCGCGCTCCAGACGCAGAGCAAGGGACTTGTCAACATGGACAGCCGTATCGTGCTTCTGCTTCCCGATGGCCTCATGCCTCAGCTCGGCAAGACGAACGCATACGGCAACAAGACCGTTAAAGGCCTGCTTGATGAGTATTTCGGCGGTCGTCTTGAATACATCACCATGCCCGAACTGGCGAACGCCACGACCGGCAACGCCATCATGATGATCGCCCGTGAGGTCATGGGCAAGCCGACGGCGGAACTGGCGTTCTCCGAAAAACTGCGCATGGGCCGCGTTATCCCGCAGTTGTCCAGCTTCAAGCAGAAAGTTTCGTCCTCGACCTACGGCACGATTTACTATCGTCCTTACGCCGTTTCGTCCATGGTGGGCGTCTAGCAGAATATACGCGGTCAAGCGTATAAACAGACCAAAACAAAAGGGCAAAATCCGCTTAAATTCGCGTGATTTTGTCCTTTTTTATTACGGAGGATAAAGAGTATGGCAAGAACGAAAAACACGGCAAAGAAAGCGGCTGTAGCCGCGAAAACGGCAAAAGCGCCGGAAGTCGAGACCGTAAACGCGCCCGCGCCCGTCGTCGAGCCTGAAACGGTCGAGACGCCCGCGCCTGTTGAGGCGGCGAACATCATTATCGACGAAGCGCCCGCCACGGTCACTGTCGGACTGAATCACCCCGTCGGGCTGAAATTCCGCGTGCTTGATAAATACGGCGTGGAACAGGTCGTCGAGATCGCGGGCAATGCAACCGGCCTGCGCGGTCTGGAAAAAGGCATCCTTCCCGCCGCCGGTGCCTATGGTCTGACGCCGAACGTGCCCGCCGAACTTTGGGAGGCTGTCAAGGCGAAATACCAGCACATGGCGATCTTCCGGAATGGCCTGATCTTCGCCGTCGGCGATAGCCGCAGCGCAAAGAGCGAGGCGAAAAACCGCGCGTCACTGCGCAACGGTTCAGAACCTATCGAGCCGGAGCAGACCACCACGAGCGAGGAATAATCGCTGTGGCGGTCGTTGTCTTTGATGTTGCGGATTTTCGCACAATCTACCCGCAGTTCTCCGAACTGACTGATGCGCAACTGACCGCGTTTTTCGATGACGCCTGTCTTTATCTTGATAACACTGATGCAAGCCCCGTTCAGAATATCACGCTCAGAAAGTCGCTGCTCTATAAGATCGTCTGTCATTTGGCGACGTTATCACAACGCGGCGGCGGCGTGACGGGCGCGGTGACGTCTGCAAGCGAGGGAAGCGTATCTAGCTCATTCAGCCCGCTCCAGTCAACGACCGAGAATGCGGCATGGTGGAATCAGACGGCGTGCGGCGCGGCGTTTTGGATGCTGTGGCGACGCTTCACACGAGGCGGTTACTATGTCCCGTATACCCGTTACCATTAAGGGCGGCGAGAAAATTCACGCCGCGCTGATGCGTCTGGGCGGCAAAACGCCCGTTTTGCGCGTCGGCATCCTTGAAGGCGCGACGTACAGCGGCGAGCCTGGGACGGGCGAAAAGCCGGGGCAGAGCGTTGCAACTGTCGCGTTTTGGCAAGAGTACGGCACGCGCACGAACACGCCGCCGCGCCCGTTCATGCGTAATACGGTGGCCGAAAAAAAAGAGCGCTGGGCGAAAATCCTTTCTGTCGTCTTGATGCATCGCGCCGACTTCGCCGAAGCGCTTGACGCCGTGGGCGTTGAGGCCGTGCAGGATATTCGGCAGACGATCCAGAAGGGCGTTCCGCCGTCGTCGGCCCCGTCAACGATCGCATTTAAAAAGCGCATCGGCAAAGAGTACGCCAATACGCCGCTGATCTTGACCACGACGATGATGAAAAGTATCGCGCATGAGGTGATTGAATGAACGGTATCAACCTGCATCATATTGTCCGCGCTCCGATCACGAATGTTCACCCGGACGAAACTTTGCTGTGGTATCAGAATCAGGGCGCTCAGAACGTCGGCGGCATCCTGAAACCGTCATACGCCGCGCCGTTGCCGCTTGTTGCGCAAGTGCAGAGCGAAAGCGACGCCGCACTGATGCACGCTGACCGCGCGGGCATGAATACCGAGACGGTCAAGGTGTATCTGTATTGGGACACGCAGAAAGCGCCGCTCAATCTCGACCGCTTCACGGCCAAGGGCGGCGATATGTTCAAGCGCTCCGATGGCTCTTGGTGGCTCGTTACTGGCCTGACAGATAATTTTGCTGATGTGGGCTGGGTATCATGCCGCGCCGTGCGGCAGATCAACCCGCCCGAGGGCTTTGAAAATGCCGACGTTTCCGCAGCCGGTTAATCCAGTCTCCACGTCATGGCCTGACGTTATCAGCGCCGTGCAGGCGTTTTTGTTCAAATACGCCGTTCCCGCATTGCCGCTTGATAACATCATCTGCGGCAACTTCAACCGCGCCGCGCTTCCCAATACGGACGAACTGACAATTTACAGTTTTCTCCGACATGAGCGCCACGGCACGAACGTTGAGACATTCGACGCCGCCGCCGTTAGCGAAGACCAAGACGGCGCTCTCGAGACGTCCACGCTGATCGAGGCTGTATTACAGATCGATTTCTACAGCCGCACAGACGCGGCACGCCAGCGGGCGCAGACGGTCGAGACGATAGCGAAAAGTTCAAGCGCGGTACAGTTCTTCAAGCCTTACGGCATTTCTTGCCTGTATGCGTCTGATATTCGCGATATGACAGGAATGATGGACGCGGAACAGTATGTACAGCGCTATATGCTGGAGCTTCATCTGTCGTTCTGGTCTACGGTTTCTCAGGGTCTGCCGTGGTTTGATGCGGTCGATGTTGATTTGAAGAATGTTGATGTAGTATGTCCGCCGCTTGAATGAGTGGCGTTATTTTTTTATGAGAGGTGATTTTACATGGCTATTCCTGCTTCTCAGATTGTGAACGTGATGCCGCGCCTTATTGCGGCGGGGGGGACAGATCTGGTGATGAACGGACTTCTGCTGACGCAGAACACGCTCATTCCTCTGACTGAGTTCGCACTTGCGTTCACTTCTGCGGACGCGGTCGGCGATTATTTCGGACAGAATTCTGACGAATACCTTTTCGCCGTTCGCTATTTCCTCGGTTACAACAACAGCTTTAAAAAGCCTCGTGCGCTGATGGTCGCGCCCCGCGTTGCTTCTGCCGCTTCCGCATGGCTTCGCGGCGGCAAAAACACGGCAACGCTTGCCGCGTTGCAGGCTGTCGCTGATGGTGCGATGAGCATCAATATCGACGGCACTGATGTGGCTCTTAAAAGCGTCGACCTTTCCGACGCGACGAGTTTTAGTGACGTTGCTACGAAACTGACCACGGCGCTTTCCGGCGCAGGCACGGTGACGTTCTCCAGTTTTACGGAGGCTTTCACGGTCACGTCTAACACGACGGGCGCGTCTTCGTCGGTCAGCTTCGCGTCTGCGGGCGCGTCCGGCACTGATCTTTCCGCTTTGCTCAATCTGACGCAGCCGGCGGGCGCGATTCTGTCGCCCGGTGCAAATGCGATGAGCGTCGCGGAGAATCTGGCCGCTGTTCGTGTCGCGTCTGATAACTGGGTAACGTTCACGACGATCTATGCGGCTTCTGATGCTGAAGTGCTTGAACTCGCGGCTTGGGCAACCGGCATGGGCGTTGATTATCTGTATGTCCCATGGTCGACGGATGCGGAACTGCTCGACCCGACAAGCGCGTCTTCGATTGCCGCTTTGCTGAAAGCCGCGAACGCGGCGGCGACTGCGGGCGTTTACGGCACTTATGCCTATGCCGCTTTCGTCATGGGCGCGGCTGCGTCCATCGATTGGGACAGAATCGACGGCGTTATTAACTTCGCCCACAAGGGACAGAGCGGCCTCGCGCCGAATGTCACTGACGCGCAGACCGCCGCCGCGCTTGAGGCCAACGGATGGAACTTCTACGGCAATTACGCCACGAGGAATGATTCGTTCTATCTGTTCTTCCCCGGAAAGATGTTCGGGCAGTACGGATTTATCGACCCCTATATCAACGCCATCTGGCTCAAGAACGTAATTCAGGTGTCGTGCATGGCCGGGCTTGCCGCGTCTGGCCGAGTGCCGTACAACGATGCGGGCTACGCCCTGATTCGCGCTTGGCTCGTCGACCCTGTGAACCGCGCACTGCGCAACGGCACGATCGACGTGGGCGTGACGCTCTCCGAGTCGCAGAAAGCGCAGCTGATCCAGGAAGCGGGCGAAGACATCAGCGAAGAGCTGTTCACGAACGGCTTTGTTATCCGCATCGACGACCCCGGCGCGAGCGTGCGCGTCAATCGCGAGTCGCCGATGATCTCGCTGTGGTACACCTACGGCGGCGGCGTGAATCGTCTTGAAATCGCGTCGACGGCGATTCTTTAGGAGGTGAACGCACATGTTGACTGACATCACTTCTGCGAATGCGAAACTGATTCTGACTTGTGAAGAGCTTTACCCGTCCGGCGTTGAACTCCAAATGTTCAGCACGAATCAGAGTTGGAACGCGGACGCTCTGCAAGTCGCTGAGACGCGAATGGGCATTGACGGACACATGGCGGCGGGCTACGTCCCGAATATCAAGACCGTCACGATTCAGCTGGAGGCGTCGTCGCCGTCTCGCCGCTATATGCAGACGATTCAGAAAGCGATGATCGCGAATCAGCGCATTTATAAGGTTTCGCTGACGGCTATTATTCCGTCCATCGGCGAACAGGTGATCTGGAGCGAGGGCGTCATGCAGAACGGCGCTGTCACTTCGACCGCCGCCCGTGTCATGGAGCCGACGAGCTGGACATTCCACTTCGAAAAGTACGAACGGAGCGCCTATAACTAGGCGCTCCCCTTTTTTTATCCCGGAGGTATTAAGCAATGAGAAAAGAAAAAACCGTCGTTCTTGATGATCGCGGAAATAAACTCACGTTCAAGATTCGCGAGATGAGCGCTACAGATATGTCGTTCTGGGCGCTGCGAGCCTTTAAAGCGCTCGGCGCGGCGGGCGTGGAACTGCCTGACGGCGCCGACATCCGCACGGCGCTGAAGCTTATTTCCGCGAACTTCCAGACGATGTGCAAAAACATTGACCTTGGCGACGTGCGAGGGCTTCTTGACGATCTTCTGCGCATGTGCTCGCGCGTCGTCGGCAAGGCCGAAGAGCCGGTCACGCCGGAAACGGTCGATGATTATATTCAGGACGTGCGCACGCTGTGGGCGCTCTATGCCGAGGCGTTCAAGGTCTGCACTGATTTTTTCGGGGGAGAGAGGCGCTCGAAATCCCAAAACTCCCCGACGATCCAACTGCACGACGCGCAGGCCTGATCGGCTATAAGAACATAACACAGATGATAGCGGCGATAATCTCACGGCGATTCGCGACGCTGTACGAACTGCAAACGGTATACAGCATCGCGGACGCGCTAGACATGTATGAGGTTATCGCCGTCAACAGTTACAACGAAGCCGCGTATGCAGAAGCGGCGAGGCGTGAACAGGAAGCACGCCGCAACTCATAACGCGGGAGGTGACAAAAGACCATGGCAGAAAATATCGTCGACGCGCTCATTGTCACAATGGGGCTTGATAACAGCGATTACGAGCGCGGCATGAACGAGGTCGAAGACCGCACGCGCCAGTTCTCAGAGCGTGCGCCGCGTGACGTTGAGCGCGGACTGAATTCCATCGAACAGCGATTCGGCGCGACGTTTCAGGGGATTTTTAGAACGTTCATCGCGCCGCTGACCGCCGCGCTCGGCACGATGGGAATTTTCTCACAGTACACGCAGACGGCAGACCGGATCGGGAAAATGGCTGCCCGCATCGGTGCAAGCGCGGAAGAGTTGCAGGCGTTCGGAGAAGCGGCGAAACGTTCCGGCGGCTCTGTCGAAGGCTTTATGTCGTCGTTTGAAAGCCTCAACGGCCAGATTCAGCGAATGCAGGCGATGGGCGGCAAGGGACGCTTGACGCCTATTCTTAAACAGCTCGGAATCAGCGCTACGGAGAACGGCAAGGCGAAAGACACGTTCCAGATACTTCGCGAACTTGCGGGCGCGTCAGAACGCATCGGCAAACAGAAATTTGCAGGGCTGGCGCGTTTTCTCGGGCTTGACCAAGGCACGATCATGCTGTTGCAACAGGGCCGGATTGCGCTTGATGAAGTCATTAAACGGCAGAAAGAACTCGGCGTGTACACGAAACAGGATTTCGAGATCACGGCGAAGTTTAACGATGCCGTGAGCGACTTACAGCAGAGTTTTAAACAACTCGCCGCGCCGATTCTGCGCGTTATCACGCCCGCGCTGACAACGCTCGCGGGCTGGCTGACGAACATCGTGCAGACGTTCCGCGAGCATCAGGGCTTTATCGTCGCAGGCTTAACCGTTATCGCCGCCACGATGAGCGGCGTACTGCTCAAGGCTGCTATTGCGCTCGGCGCGGCGCTCATGCCGCTTCTTTTGCCGATTGCGGCTATCGCTGGGCTTGGGTTGATTTTTGATGAGATCGCGACGTATGCCGAGGGCGGCGAAACCGCGCTTCAAGGCCTTTGGGAAGCAATCGGCACGCCTGAGGATTTTAAAGCCGTCGGCAAGGCCGTACAGGATTTTGCTTCGAGTGCGTGGGAAACGATCAGCGGGCTGGCAAAGGACGTTGGCGGCGCTTTCGTTGACGTTGTGAGCGAGTGGGGCGCGTCGTTTGATGCGGGGGCGTTTGTCAAGCGTGTGAAAGACGCGTTCAGTAGCCTTAAAACAACATTAAAAGAGCTTTTCACGCCTGATCCCGCTTTAATCGAAAGCGCCGGAAAGGCATTTGACAGCGCGATTTCCGCAATCGGTAAGACGGTAAAAGGCGCAGTCGACTGGCTGATTAAAGCGGGCGAAGCTCTGAGCGGGCTGTGGAAAACTGACGGTTTCGACGCCGTGAAATCTGTTATTGACTCATTATCTGATGCGGCAAAATCTTTATTCGGCGCATTTGATGAGGTTTTTAAACTGATCGGCGACGTCGTGACAAGCGTGCTTGATGTGTTTTCGCCGCCTGAACCGGGCGAAGAGTGGGGCATTCTGAAAACACTCCTTGACAGTCTAACCGCCGCCGCTAAAAGTATTTCTGACGCGATGAAGACCGCTTTTGATTGGATAGGCTCAATCGCGAAAAGAATCCGGGAAGCAGTTGCCGCAGGTGATTTTTCGAGCCTGAAAAATGCTGTCGAACCTATTAAAAGCGCGTTTAATTCTCTGTTTTCGGTTGTCAAAAATCTTTCCGGGCTTTTAAAAGATGCTGTGTCATGGGTGACAAAGCTTTTTTTGCCGGACGACCCTGACGGCAGCTGGAGCGCATTAAAAAAACTTGTTGACGTTATTTCGCTCGCTATTCAGTCACTTGCCTATGTTGCGAAGGAGATTTTTAATTGGATTGATGAGAAGATAACGGCAATTCGAAACTGGCTTTCAGGCAACGGCGAAGAAGAAAAGCGAGCGCAAAAAGATATTCTCGGCGATCAGACAAAGGAAGCCTATATAGCAACTCAGGCCGCGAAGATTAAAGCGGGATCGCCTGGAATGTCAGACGCGCAAGCGACAAAAGCCGCTGAAAAACAGCTTGCAAAGCAGACAGATCAACAAGTCGCCACGAATCGCTCACAGGATAATGATGCGCTGTGGCTGAGTATGGTTGATCTCGGCGGAACGGCGACAGACATGCCGAAGCCCGCTGCTGATGCGCCGGATAAACTTGCTGTCGAGACATCAAAGAAACTCAGCGTTGATGCGCCAGATAAACTTGCTGTCGATACGTCGAAGAAACTCAGCGTCGATGCGCCGAAGACAATCGCCGTCGATGCACCGAATAAGCTCGCTGTTGATACGTCGAAGAAACTCAGCGTCGATGTGCCGAAGACAATCGCCGTCGATGCACCGGATAAACTCGCTGTTGATACGTCGAAGAAACTTGCCGTGGATGTGCCGAAGATAATCAGCGTCGATGCGCCGGATAAAATTGCCGTGGATGTGCCGAAGCCCGCAGCAGATGCGCCTATTAAAGCAAAAGATCAGCCGTCGCCGTCATGGTGGAATGCGCTGTTTTCGAGCAAAGCCGTGCCGGAAGCGGCGGCGGCTATCACGTCTCGCGCTCCTGATGCGGCGAAGATTCAGCAGGACAACAGCCGAAAAACAACCGTGAACGTCAAAAATGACACGGTTGTGAATAATCGCTTTGAGGGTGTGACAGACGGCAACGCCGCCGGGCTGATGAATGACGCGGCGAACAGCACGCAGCGGGCAGTCGAGCGCGGGAATTCATTCGCGGTGAACAATGGAACGGCGGCTTTTAATCCGGGGGTGTTCAAATGATCGCCCAGGAATGGCTTCTCGCCGACGAAAACGGCAATTCGCTTGTCACATTTCAGTCGTTCATTTCGTGCGAAGTCAGCGACGAAGGCGAAGTGCTCAAAATGCCGACGGAGAACGGCGGTTTTGCCGCTTACAACAAAGTCGCCGACTCGCTCAGAATCCGCGCACAGCTGGCCTTGCAGGGAACGGACGCCGATATTCAGCAGCAGCTGACGATCCTGAAAGCGCTGAAAGAGGGAACTCAGACGTTCTCGCTCGTCACCCCGACTATCGAATATCGGAACATGACGCTTGAAAGCCTCAACTATTCGCGCAAGCGTGAAGACGGCCTGAAAGTCTGTTATGTCGAATTGATGATGGTCGAGGTGCGGGAAGTTGAAGCGCAGTACACCGACACGAAGCGCCGCCGCCTGACGCGCAAGAAAGTCAAGAATGCAGACTGTGCAAGCTCGCAAGCGACAGGAAAAACGGACGCAGCGAAAGCGGATAACCGAAGCGTCGGAAAAAAAGCCTGGGACTGGGTTGTAAACAAGGTTAAAGGCACATTGTTAAACAACGGCAGCGGGACGGGGGGGCGCTAAAAAATGCAGATCATACCGCTTCAAACTCTCCCCGCGCAGTCTTTTATCACGATCCTCGAAGAGCAGAACGTCGAGATTGCGCTGTATCAGCGATACGACCGGCTGTATGCTGACGTGACGCTCGATGAAACACCGATTGCAACAGGCTGTATCTGCCTTAACAACACGCCGATCATCCAGCATACAAGCGATTTTTCGGGAGTTCTAGCGTTCGTTGACACACTGGGCGATGAGCCGCCACAGTGGGAAGGCATCGGCGGCGACTCGCCGCGCTGGGTGCTTGTCTATCTGACGGCGGCGGAGGCCGTAGAAAATGGCATCGTCGTATAGCATCAAGACACTTCGCGCAGAGATTCAGCTCGGGACGGGCAATTTTCAAGGCACGAGCAAAAACACATACACGATTGAAGGCCTCGCAATGTCCGCGAAAATTGAAAAAGTCGGCCTGCCGGATTTGAACAAGTGCGAACTGACGATTAAGGGCATGAAGTATCAAGTCATGGAACAGCTGACCGTCCTCGGCTTTCGCAAACTCACAAGCGCGAAAAACCGTCTGACGCTGTACGGCGGCACAGTTGGTGAAAGTCTGCCCGTGCTGTTTTCGGGCGACATTACAAAAGCCGTTGCCGACTTCAAAAACGCGCCCGACATTGCGTTTGTTATCAGCGCAACGACGGGCGCGTATTCGGTCAAGAAGGCCGCGCCGCCGCTTTCGGTTAACGGTAGCACGCCCGCCGCCGACCTCGCGAAACAATGGGCTTCTGAAATGGGCTATTCGTTTAAAAACGCGGGCGTAACGACCCGCGTCCAGAACTGCATATTTAACGGCTCGCCGATGCAGAAACTGCGCGTTCTTGCGGAGCAGTACCACATTGAAACGATTATTGATGACGGCGAAATTATCATTCAGCCGCGCGGGGAAATCCGCAAAACAGGCACGATCCCGTATTTGACCGACGAAAGCGGTCTTGCAGGCTATCCGAGTTTTACTGACAAGGGAATTTCGCTTGTCGCGCTCTATAATCCCGATTTTAAGCGCGGCGGCCTGATTCGCGTCAAAAGCATCGTCCCGCGTGCTTCGGGTGAGTGGAAGATCGTAAAACTCACGCACAGCGTCAGCGCGTACAGCAAAAATGCCGAATGGTTTTCAGAGATCGAAGCGACATGGAAGGGGGAATAGCTGATGGCTGAATCCGGCATCGTGAAGGGCGTCGCAGACGAAGACGTTGATTCGTCAGACCTCAACCGCCTGGAATTCTTGATTAAGGTCTTGCAGCGCGACATGTCAACAGCGATCCCCGTTATCATTACAGCGGTTCAGGCGGGCGACACGAACGCCGCCGGTTATGTCGACGCGCGCCCATTAGTCGCGCAGATTGACGCGTGGGGCAATTCGCTCCCGATGGCGGTTATTCATCACCTGCCGTATTTTCGGCTTCAAGCGGGGCGTGCGGCGGTCGTTCTCGATCCTGTTGTGGGTGACATCGGGCTTGCTGTTTTCGCGCAGTCGGACTGTTCAAACGTCAAGCAAGGCGCGAATCAAACAGTTCAGCCCGGATCATGGCGCAAGTTCGATCAAGCCGACGGTTTCTACGTCGGTGGTTTCTTGAATAAGTCCGTTGATACGTTCGTCCGACTGGCGCAAGACGGAAGCATTACGATCAAAGCGCCGGGAAACGTCACGATTGACGCGCCGAGCGTCAGCATGACGGGCGATCTTTACGTTACCGGTGATATGACTTCTGGCGGCAAGTCTTATCTTGACCATACGCATATGGGCGTTCACGGCGAGACAACGCCGCCGCTATAAAGGGGGCTAGAAAATGAACGGACATACTTTATATCTAACTCCCGACAACTGGGACATAACACTTGATTCTTCCGGGCGTTTGCAGACAAGCGCGAACGCCTACGCAATCGCGCAGAACGTCGCGAATGCCGTCCGTCTGTTTACGGGCGAAGCGTTTTTCGCGCAAGACGAGGGCATCCCGCATTTTGACATTGAACTTGGGTATACGCGTCCCGCCTTGTCTGTTCTCCGCGCCCGGATGCGCGAGGCGGCGCTGAACGTTGAAGGCGTGCTCGATGCACAGATCACGCTTGACGACGTGCAAGACCGCAAGCTGACGGGCGAAATTCTGTTGACCGTCGCCGACGGCGACAAGAGCAGTAAGATCACGCTCACACTCTAGGAGGTGAGAACATGGCTGTAACATTCGACCCGGCCACGGGCTTGACCGTGGACAGCGCCTCCAACGTTCTCGCGCAGATCGAAGCCGACTGGCAAAACGCCTTTGCGGGCGGAGGTCTGCCTGCGCTAAACGTTGATCCGGCAACGCCTGCCGGACAGCTCATTGCAACCGAAGCTGCGCTTGTGCAGGCGAAGGATAGCGAGATTTTATTTCTCGCGAATCAGTTTAATCCCGAAACGTCGGAAGGCCGTTGGCAAGACGCACTTGGGAAAATTTATTTTCTTGAACGCAAGACGGCAGAACCGACAGTTGTGACTTGTACATGCACAGGGCTTTATAACACGGTCATCCCGGCGGGCAGCATCGTTCAGAGTGCCGACGGCTATCAGTTGAGAAGCCTTGATTCAGCGACGATCCCGTCAAGCGGAACGGTCGACATCGAGTTTGAAGTGACAGAAACAGGGCCGATTCAGGTTGCGGCTGAAAGCGTAACAAAGATCGTCACGGTTGTCCCCGGTTGGGACACGGTCATGAACGCAGCGGCGGGCGTACTTGGACGAGATGAAGAAACACAGCGCGAATTTGAAACGCGTCGTTATAACTCGGTTGCGACAAATGCACATGGAAGCGTTCTTGCGATACAGGGCGCTGTTTCTGCTGTTGACGGCGTTCTTGATTGCGCTGTTCTTGAAAATACTGGTGATAGTGCAGACACAATAAAAGGCGTTACCGTAAACGCTCACAGTATCTGCGTCAGTGTTTACGGCGGCGATGGCGCAGACATCGCGGAAGCGATATACAGAAAAAAAGACGCGGGGTGCGGAACAACGGGAAATACTGTTGTCACTTATGTTGACCCCGATTTTAACGATGCGTCATATACATATAACATTTTGCGCCCGACGGTCACGCCGGTGAAAATGGTCGTCACTATCAAAGAGACTGACGCAACCCCTAACACAATAGAAAAACAAATCCGTGACGCGATCATCGCTGACTTTTACGGGCAGGGCGACAATGCCCGCGTCGGGACTGCTTCGACGCTGTACGCATCGCGTTTTTATCCCATTGTTATCGCGGCGGGAGCAAGCGAGTTTATTTCGTTGACGGTCGCGCTAGGTTCTGGCGCTTACGGCGCTTATATCGATATCGATGCAGACGAAGAGCCTTCGCTTGACGCAAGCGACATCTCGGTGGTGATTCAGCCGTGACGGCACGCCGTGATTTCAGCGTTCTGCGGGACGAAACGATTCTCAGCCAATACAGCACGTCGCCCCATATTTTGAATCTGGCGCGTGGTATTGCGCTGAGAATCGACCCCGCGCCAGACATAGACACCTTTTTTGAGAATGTTTTTGACATCGACTCAGCAATCGGATGGGGACTTGATAACTGGGGCCGAATTCTTGCTATTCCTCGCGGCGTTCAAGTCTCAGAACAAGAATGGTTCGGCTATTACGGTTCGCAGTTGCAACCGTGGAACAATGCGCCTTTTTACAATCCACAGCACGCGACAAACAATTTCTTGCTTTCTGATGAAGCATATCGAAAACTGTTGCTGTACAAAGCGGCGGCAAATATTGGGTCTTCTGACGCGGCGACAATCAACCGCCTTTTAAAACAAGTCTTCCCAGACACGTTTGACCATATCGTTGACAACGGCAACATGAGCATCCGCGCCGTGTTTAACGACTATTTGCAACCTGTCGAGGTCGGTATCCTTAACACATACGGGGCGCTAAACAAGGGCGCAGGCGTGGCGTGGGTTTATCTGTCTGTCAATCCCGACGAAGTATTTGGCTTCGATGACAGCGCGTTTCAGCCGTTTGATTGCGGCGTATTCATTCCGTATCAAATCGTTATTATGTGAGGTGATATATCATGCCACAACCGACAAAAATTCCTCGCGCGTTCGCGTCGAGCGGCGATAAAAACACAATTCCCGACAGCACCGGTAGCATCGGTCTCGCGTCATGGTCAGAAGGATTCCCGGCGATTACGTCAACGCCGTTCGCGCAAGGCGGCGTTGCGCCCAAGCGTGCAGATTTTAACGGCATTTTTAACGCGCTTAGCACCGTCACGCTTTGGTATCAGCAGGGCGGCGTTTTTGTCTACGACAATGCTACAAATTACGAGATCGGGAATCTTGTTATATATTCGGGCGAGATTTATGTCTGTAAAACAGCAAACGGCCCCGCCTCGGCATTGCATTCCCCCGCAAATGATACTGCTGAAACGTATTGGGGGCGTATATATCCTCAGAACGGGACGTTCGACCGGATATTTTTTTCACAGTCCAGTGGCAGCTATACCGCCCCACGAACCGGCGCCTATCGCATCACCCTAAAAAGCGGAGGAGGAGGAGGAGGAGGACAAAGTGCTAACGATAAAAACTATTGCGGCGGCGGCGGTGGCGAGGGTGGAACTCTTATCTTTTATATAACTCTGATAAAAAATGTTGCCTATGATTATATAATCGGTGCCGGAGGTAGTGCGGGGGATAATGGAGTCGTCGGCGGTAATGGAGGATTAAGCCAGTTTATATATTCGGCATCGCAAAACTTCCGTATCAATGGCGGTTTCGGTGGACAAGCGGGAGATGAGAACTATCCCTGCGGAGGGCGTGGTGGTTTTACTTATTCTGCTCCTGCTAGTTCTGAGGTGTATGTTATCCCGGGCTCAAGAGGGGGCACTGGTGGTTATATGTCGACTCAATGGCCTCTCGCTCAAGGCGGTGGAAGTGGCGGGGGATTAACCGGCGGTACGCCACTACCCGGCGTTAACGGCGGTGGCGGTGGCGGCGGCGGCAATAATCGCGGAGCGACAGCAGGCGGCGACGGTTACATTTTAATCGAGTATGCGGGGTGATAATCATGGCAACTTTTTATAGCCCTAACGGCAATCCCGAGGTCTGGCAGAAGAAACCCGATGGATACTACACTCCAGAAGAATGGGCGGCACTTCACCCGCCGTCAGAACCTACATTTGACGAGCTAAAAGAATTTAAACTGCAAGAACTTGTCCGTTCTTTTGATGCGAGAATCACAGGCGCGATCACAGTTCAGCCTTTTGGCTATGTTATGCAGTTTAATACGGATGATTCCATTAAGATGCAAGGTGCAATCGACCTGATGGAAATTACAGGGCAGACTGTCGGCTATTTGACTCAGGCAAACGACGTGACGGTTTATGACGTACCGATTGATGTGATGAAAAATGTGCTTGTCCAAATGATGACGGCGTTCGCGGCATGTCATTCAAGAAAACAGGAATTGAGGTCCGCGATTAACGACGCAGAGACAAAAGAAGACCTCGCCGCGATTGAAATAACGTGGCCTGTCTAAAAATAGAAAATGCCCGCTTCACGCGGGGCTTATTTTTTTAAGGTGAGGTGACCTAAATTGCCAGAACCAAGCAAGATTCCGCAGGCGTGGGCAGAACTCGGCGATTATAATACAATCCCTTTAAACGATCCCGGCAACGGCATGGCTTCGTGGAATATGGGCTTCCCCGTAGAGACGCAGACCCCGCTCGCGGCGGGCGGCGTGCCGCCTCGCCGTCAAGATATTAACGGCGCGTTGTATTGGCTGTCGCTCGGTCAGTTGTGGAATCAGCAAGGCGGCCTGTGGCAGTATGATGCCTCGGAAAATTATGAGATCGGAAACGTTGTCGAACAGAACAACGCGCTGTATTACTGCAAAGCCGCAAATGGGCCAAACGGTACGGTAAAGTCGCCATCGGCTGATACGGCGGGGACATACTGGAAAAAACTCGTCAATGCTGACGGCACGCTGAACGTCCCCGTTATCAGTAACGCCAGTACGACCGTAAAAGGTATCGTCGAACTCGCCACAAGTGCAGAAACAAAAGCGCTTTCTGACAGTACCCGCGCGGTTACGCCGAACAGCCTAAATGGGCTTCTGTCTTTATCTCCGTCTGCACTGACCGTGCCGAAAGCCGACAGTAACGCGAAACTCACAGGATGGCTTGATGCGCTAAAAGACAATGACGGTCGAGTAAATATCAGCATTAAGGGGACTGCTCCGCAGCTACAGACAGCCCGGTCGGTGCAGGTCAATCTCGCAAGCGCAAGCGCTGCGAATTTCAACGGGACGACAAACATCACCCCCGGCGTAACTGGCGTGTTGCCGATTGCTAATGGTGGAACAGGCACAAATTACAAATCGTGGATGGATCTGACAACCGTGCAGACGGCAACTGCGACAAAACGCATCAAAGGTCATTCAAAAGGTTGGTCAGTCTATAACGACGATGAAAGCCTCTGGTCTGCTTTCATAATGGGTAGCGACAACATCGGTCGCGGCATCATGGATTCTGTTTACGGCTGGGTCGTGTTATCCAACACATATGGGTCTTATTTTTTGGGTCGCGCGGACGAAGCCGTCGCATTGCATACACCGCGCTCAATTCAGACTAATCTTGCGAGTACAACTTCCGTCTCCTTTGACGGAACGGCGAATGTCACTCCCGGTGTAACAGGGACGCTCGCTGTAAATAATGGCGGCACGGGGCAGACTGACCTTGACCTCGTCACAGTTGGCAAGGCGAAACAGTTAAATACTGCGCGGACGTTTCGCACGAACTTGTCTAGCACGTCTGCGGTGAGTTTTAACGGCACAGCGAACGTTTCCCCCGGCGTGACTGGGACACTTGCCGTTACAAATGGAGGTACGGGGAAAACTGACCTCGATCTTGTGATTGTGGGCAAAGCTAAAGCCCTTAATACAGCGCGCAGTATCAGGACGAACCTTGCAAGCACAAGCGCAACAAATTTCGACGGCACAGCAAACGTCACGCCGGGGGTGACTGGCGTGCTTGGGGTAAGTAACGGAGGCACAGGGCAGAGCAACCTCGACCTCGTTACAGTCGGTAAAGCAAAGGCGCTTAATACTGCCCGCGCAATACAGACTAATTTATCAAGTGCAACGTCAGCAAGTTTCGATGGGACCGCAAATGTAACCCCCGGCGTAACTGGCGTGCTGCCGATTGCTAATGGCGGAACAGGCACAAATTATAAATCGTGGATGGATTTGACAACCGTGCAGATGGCAACTGCGACAAAACGCATCAAAGGTCATTCAAAAGGTTGGTCAGTCTATAACGACGATGAAAGCCTCTGGTCTGCTTTCATAATGGGTAGCGACAACATCGGTCGCGGCATCAGGGATTCACAGTATGGGTGGACATATCTCGCAGACGAATACGGAGTCCATTTCTACGGCGAAGCAAGCCGCGCGGTGAAATTTACGACTCCGCGCAGTTTTGTCGTTAATCTTGGAAGCACGACTGCGGCAAGTTTTGATGGCAGTGTGGATGTTAGCCCCGGCGTGAGTGGAACGTTGGGAGTCGGTAACGGGGGTACGGGACAGACCAATCTTGATCTTGTAACTGTTGGTAAGGCCAAACAGTTAAATACTGCCCGCGCTATCAACGGAACGAACTTCGACGGTACTTCATCGATTACGACGGCACAATGGGGGACCGCCCGCAACGTGAACATCTCAGACGCGACGCAGACGAACACAGGCGCGACGACCTCTGTTAACGGGAGCGCGGCGGTAACGTTGAAACTCCCTGCTACAATTAAGGCCGCTCTTAACGGGAACGCCGACACTGCCACAAAATTGCAGACCGCCCGGACGATAAACGGAACTCCGTTTGACGGGACAGCCAGTATTATTGCAATGGAGTCGAGCGATAGGAATCTTGCACAAAACGGCTATATCAGATTCCAGAGCGGTCTGCTTGTCCAGTGGGGGCACACGCTCGTAACAAACAACACGAATAATGTAGTGTCGTTTAGCGTAGCTTTTGATACAGTCTTCACCGTCAACGCAACGATGCAACTCGTGTCAGGAATAGGCGCGGGCGGCTCATATACGCATATTTCGATAAACAGCTTTAATACGACTGATTTCTCGGTAAAAGCAAATATTGAGGGCGGCGGCGCTCAAATTTATATTAACTGGATCGCAATCGGGAAGTAGGCGATTATATGAGTATCTATCTTTCTGCTCATTTCACTGTTGAAGAGTGTAAATGCAAGTGCAAACGACACGTCGGCGATTATTGCTACGTTCAGCCGAAACTTTTGGTTCTTGTAGAGAAAATTCGCGCGATCCTGAAAACGCCGCTTGAGGTGAACTCCTGTTGCCGTTGTCCTGATCATAATCGTGAAGAAAAAGGCAGTCCGACGAGTAAGCATATAACTCTGCCGCTGTGCCCATCCCGCGCTATGGACATTAAGCCGCGCAATATGAGCGCGCTTACTGCTTACAATGCAATCATGAAGGCGTACCAGAGCGGACAGCTTGAGGAACTGGGCGGGATCGGCATCTATGACTCGTTTGTTCACGTAGACACGGCGAAAGCCGCCGACGGACACCTTCGGAAGTGGGACGAGCGCACGAAAAGGCCGTGATCTCATGGCGGGCGAAAATCAGGAAAAGACCCTTGTCGAGATCGCAGCCACAGGGGGGATCGGGGCGCTGATCGCTGTAATATTTCAGGTGATCCGCGCCGCGAGAACTCACGTTGACGAGCAGTTCAACGGGAAGCGTTTTATCGTAGGCGTTCTTTCTGCGGGCGGCGTAGGTGCGCTCGTAGCATGGGGGCTTGACTTCTTCGGTGTTGGGAAAGAACTATCTGCCGTGATAATCGCCATGTGTGGCTACACTGGCGGGCGCTTGCTTGATATAGTCGAGGCCGAAATTCCCGAGACGCTCAAGGCCGGATTTGACGGCATCCAGAAGCGTTTACAAGAAGGACGGTGGAAAAATGATTGATGTCGACGAAATCATTGACCGCATGAAGATGTACAACCGCGTAATTATCTTTGCCGTCGCAGTCGTTGGCTTGCTTTTGGCGTTGTGGCTCTTGTCAAACAATGCCGGACGGCGCGAAGTTGGCACAAAGCTGACAGAGATCAAGCAGACGACGAAGGTGAACGAGCGCCGCGCTGATGAAATCATCGACGCGGCGAAATCAAGAGAGGAGGCGGCGAAACGTGAGACGGGTGAAAGCATTCGTGCTGTTTCTGACGATCATCTCCCTGATGTGCTCGCGGGCTTGCTCGCAGAGTATCGGCGCGAGCAAGGCGGGCGTTGACGCGCTCAGAATCCATGTCGGATGGACGGCCCCGACATCCGGCTATTACTTGACAGACGCCGCCATGCGCGACACGGTGCAGGGATGGACGGAGGCGCGAAAAGTCGCCGACGTGCGGCAACAGGCGCTTGAGGCGCTTCGCGATGAAGTTAAAGCACAGCAGGCCGATTTAATCCGACAGCTCGCAGAGCTTCAGCGCGAGATCAGCGCAGAGCGGTCATTGTGGCGTTCCCGCGTGCGTCGCGGCAAAGTGCAGGGCTTTATTTATGGTGCTGTGCTTGGCTTCGGCGGCGGGTATCTTGTCAGGCGAAATAATCCCTAAAAAGTTTTTGTATTTATCCCCTGTCGATTCGTCGGCAGGGGATTTATTTTTTTATCTAAACGCCGCGCCATGCTCCAGCGCTATGCCAATTTTTTAGACGAGTTAAAAGACCAAATTGCGCACGACCGAAAATCGGTCTAAATCGACAATCGTTTTGCCAACGTCGGCAAAACGTGTTACAATAAACTTGCTACAGAAAAGTTACATATGTCCGCATCTACGCGCAACGCGGATGAAAAGGGAATCGAGTTGCCGATCGGTTCCCTTTTGTGTTATAATACTCGTTAAGAAAGCCGCCGCCCCTGCCGAGACACAGGAAGCGGAATGTCTCGCCTCGCGCCGACCTCGAAGGAGGGAACGCGGGGATTTTTTTAGCAGAAAATAATGATTTAGGCGTTGACAAAAAAAATGATTTACGCTAGAATAACCTCAGAATGAAGAGGGCGAAGCCCTTAAATCAAAGGAGGACACAAAAATGAAGAATCAGGAACAGCTTTTAAAAATCGTCGCACGAATCCGCGAGACGCTTACCGCTGAATACGGCGAGAAGTTCACGGCGCTGAAGCAAGACGAGAAAAACAACATTATGATTTGCGTCCTTCACGACCTAGCGACAAGAAACAGCGCAGTCATGCGAGTAGCGGCAAACGCATTCATCGAAATGATTTAAACAAGTCGAAACCTAGGGCGGCGCAAGCCGCCCGACGGTCTGACCGTGAAGCGGTCACTGATGAGACTAAAGGAGTGGTTGAACATGTGGTTTGACAAGTATGTAAAAAAAGGCGGCTCTATGCCGACCACGTCAATTTGTGGTTATAGCACTCATGTCGACTTTGACCCGATGGGGGAGCTCACCGAAGCGCAGGTCGATGCGAGCTGGGATTGGTATGTTGCCGAGGTTAATAGCGCGCTTCCCGATTTCGCTGAGTGGAGTCCTGCAACATCATCGATCATCGTGCCTGTTGACAAGGTTCACGAGCTGGACAAGTTTTTCGATGAATACAGCTGGGATGATCTGCTGAATGATGTTTTTAGCAAGTATATCGAAAACTGCGACGCTATTATCGGGGAGACGGATTAAAATGACCAAAAGAAGCACAGCGATTAATCAGGCGTGGAAGAAAGAAGCGGTTGCAATCGCGACGGGGAGAACGGGCGAAACTCTGTATTACATCCCGAGCAAGCGCGGCCTTTTCGTAACTGACGGCGCGGGCGTCATTGGCCTGACAGTCACCGAGGCGAAAGAATTGATTGAGCGCGACGGCATGACGCAACTTGCGCCCATCCCGACTTGGGACGAAATGACCGAGAAATATATCAGAGTCAGGCGCGAGCGCCGCGCGGCCCTGCGAGGTGACGCCGAATGAAGGCCGTTCGCGATGCAACGCGATGCGACACGGCCACGGCGCGAAAACTGGGCACGTCGGGCGGGCTGACGCTATACAAGACCAAGAGCAGAAAGTTCTTTTTCGCTGACGGGCGCGATCTGCGCATCATCCCGGCGACGGAGGCGTATTCCTGGCTTGCGCAGAACGTCAGCAAGGCGGCGGCTGAAAGCACTTTTGCCGAAGAAGACCGCCAGCGGATCACGGTCGACCTGCCCGCGAGCCTGCTAGACAAGATCGACGCCGCACGGAACGCCGACAACCGGTCACGCCGCGCTGTGATTGAGGCCGCGCTGAAACAGATATTCGGAGCATGATAAAAGCCCCGCAACTGGTGACAGAATGAGACCAGTTCGCGGGGCTTTATTTTTTGTCAATAAAAAGACCGCCCGCCGGGGAAAGGATGAAAACCCGGCGGGCGATCTCTTCAAAGGAGGTTGTGCAGTTTGCACGAATGGAACGATGAGAGAAAGGGATGATGCTTTGTATCTTATCATTGCGGCTTCTGGACGGCTTGAACATTATCATAAACAAGCGGCACGGTCAAGACTAAAATCAAGCGGCGGCGCTCATGCCAGTATGCGAGCACCGCCGCTATTTTTTTATCGAAGAAACCGGCGAGAAAGCCCACGACTTTAGTCGTGGGAGCATGTCAAGCTACAATCAAGATAGCTCAAAGAGACGGGCAAAATTACAAGATTTCTACTTGACACTTGCAAATTTGCATGTATAATAATCTCAGACAGGCAAAATTACAAGTGCGAGGGGTGATAAAGTGCTGAGAATCACAGAATGCAGAAAAGCGGCGGGGCTTAGTCAGGCCGCGCTCGCGGAAGCTGTTGGCGTTAATGAATGCACGATTGTGAGATGGGAAAAGCGGCGCTCGAAGCCGAACGCGAAATATCTCCCGGCATTGTGCGCGGCGTTGAAAGTCCCGCTCGATGAGCTTTTGACGATGAAGGAGGAACGGGCATGAGCAAGAAGCCGTTTGAGTTAGGCGCGGACGTAGCGCGGGCGCTGGATGAGATCATCTGCATCAACGACGATCTGCCCGCTGAGTATTTGAAAGAGGTCGAAAGGAGACGCGAAGAAAATGACGATCGAGGCTGAGAAGGCGCTGTGTGAGGCGTTCACGGTTGTGTTTATGCTGTGGTTGGTGGCGACGGGAGCGCTGGCGTGGCTGTACGAGCGCAAGAAGGCGCGGCGATGAGCAAGACATATAACCGCGTTTATGCGCAGGGGTACAGAGCCGGACGCAAGGCCACACGATGGGAGAAATTCTGTTGGCTTATCAAGCACCGCCGCCGCGACGTGGAAGACTGGCTGACCGACGATAACGCGAAGGACGCTGACTTTCTCGTTATCGTTACCGCCGTCACGCTGATCGGCATCGCGGGCGTGTTGATGATTTTCGCGGCGAGGGTATAAAAACGCCGCTGACGTGGTGGCACACATCAGCGGCATAACAAAAAAACGGCCAGTGTTTTTCTTGTCGGCCTGATTATAGCACATCAGGAGGAAATTTTGAAATGATGAGTCTCGAATACCAAATCGAGCACTTCTGCGACGACTGCTCGCACTGCTACGACTGCGGCGGCATGGATTATGCTTTCGGCGCTCCGATGTACGTGCATGAAACGACGTGCAGGGCGCTTGGCGATCCTGAAGATTTAGCCTGCCCGGAGCGGGCGGAGTACAAGGCACTTTTGGCGGAACTGGACGAACAGAACAGGGAGGATGACGAAGATGAATGATCGTTTGATCGCGAGTCTTGAAAGCATGCAGGACACGTTGACGGATATTTCGACGGCGGTGGAACGGAAGCGTGACGCGCTGAGTGATTTCGTTGAGGCGCTGGACGCATCGATCCGGAAACTCGACGATGCGTTAGAGGTTCTGAGGAAGTCGAAAGAGGCTGACCTTTTCTGACCAAAGGAGCGCGGCGATGGACATTATTCACGAAAAAATGAAGCCGGGAGCGTTCTCTCCCGGCATCTACGACTGCTACACGAACGCGGAATACCACGCGCACGAGGCCGTGAGTAAATCGGGGCTTGACCTTATCCACAAAAGCCCCGCGCATTACAAGGGCGCTAAGCACGTTGAAACACCCGCTATGAAGCTAGGCACAGCGGTTCATGCGCTTGTACTGGAGCCTGCAAAATTTGCCGCGACATATTGCCTAATCGACGGCGACAGGCGCACGAAGGCGGTCAAGGATGAAGTGAAAGCTGCGGAAAGCGCGGGGAAAGTTGTTTGTACACGGGAAGAACTTGATCAGTATGCGGCCATGGCTGAACAGGTTACAAGATCGAAGATCGGCGCGGCGCTGTTGAAAGACTCGATCCGAGAACACAGCGTATTTGCAGAGATTGACGGCGTTCACGTCAAGTGCCGCCCCGACGGTTTTAATGAGCGTCTCGGGATGCTGTTTGACCTGAAAACAACGAAGGACGCCAGCCCGCAGGGCTTCGCGCAGTCAGTCGGCAGATACCGATATTACGTTCAGGACGCATTTTACAGGCACGTCTTGAGCGCTGTCACAGGCGCGGATGCAGATGATTACAGTTTTGTATTTATCGCGGTGGAAAGCACGCCGCCGTATGCAGTCGCGTTCTATCAGCTTGACGAGATGGCGACGCTGCAAGGATGGGTCGAAGCTCGCGACGATATGAGGCGGTATAAAGACGCGCAGACAAGCGGTAAGTGGTGCGGTTATTCGCCGAAGATCGAAAGCCTGTCTTTGCCGAGGTGGGCGGTTATTACTGAATAGGGGGATTGCAGAAATGGCAGAAAATACAGCAGTGGCAAAAGTTGCGCAGTCGGAGGGGCTTATCAGCCCATTCAGTTCAGGCAGCAGCTTTGAGACGGCGCAGAGAATGGCGAAATGCCTGGCGTCTTCGACGATCGTTCCCGATGCTTTCAGAGGTCAACCGGGACTCGCGAACGCCATGATCGCGATTGAACTTGCGGCGCGACTGAACGTGTCTGTGATGCAGATCATGCAGAATCTGTATGTCATTCACGGCAGACCGGCGTTTTCTTCGCAGTTCATCATCGCGGCGATTCAGAGCTGCGGCAGATATTCGGCGCTGAAATATGACATTCGCCGCGACGCTGACGGATCGCCGGTCGGGTGCATCGCCTACGCGACAGAACTGACCACTGGCGAGCGGCTCGAAAGCCCTGAGATCACCATGCAGATGGCAAAAGACGAGGGCTGGCTGTCGAAGAGCGGCAGCAAGTGGAAGACCATGCCGGAAGTGATGCTCAGATACCGTGCCGCTTCCGCGTTTGGCAGGCTTTACGCGCCCGACGTGCTGATGGGCTTCCGCTCACAAGAAGAGGTCGAAGATATGACCTCCCAGGCTGTTCCCGTACCGCAGTCGAAGACCGACAAGCTCAATGAACTTCTGGACGCGGCAGAAGCGGAACAGCCGGAAGAAAAGCCGTTCCCGAAAAGCGCCCGCGACATTCTCAACGCGGAGATCGAAGACGCTGAAACCGTCAGCGAGGAGGAGAACAAATGAGCAAACTGAACACGAACGTCTGCATTATCACGGGCAATCTGACCCGCGATGCTGAGTTGAAATACACGGCAAATCAAAAGCCCGTTTTGACTTTTGCCGTGGCCGTGAACCGGCTCGGTCAAGACAACGTGCAGGCGACGGATTATTTCAACTGCGTGTTTTGGGGCAAGACGGGCGAAGCGCTTTCAAAATGGCTGACGAAAGGACGCGGCGTTCTCGTGCGCGGTTCGATGCGGTCGCGCTCTTATGAAGCGAAGGACGGGCACAAGGTGACGGCGTGGGAGCTTGTCGCTGACAGTTTCGGCGGCGTGGAACTTCTCGGCGGCGGCGAGCGTGCGCAGGGCGGCTATACTCAGCAGCCGCCCGCGCAGAATCAGCGCCCGCAGAGCGCCCGGGGCGGCTGGAATCCCCTTGACGTAGACGGCCCGGCACCGAGTGCGCAGACTGCGAGAACGCAGGAACAGGGAGACTTCCCGTTTTAAGGCGGCGCGGCGATGGCGAGCAGTGAGAACGGCGGGTTCGTGATGTTCCCGAATGATATGGTCGATGATGAAGAACTTCCCGCTTACGAAAAGGCAATAATGCTCTCACTGCTCCGCTTCTTTAACAAGGAGCAACAGAGAGCATGGCCAAGCATTAAACATCTCGCGAAGATAAACGGATTAAGTCACGTCTGCGTTATCGGAATTCTGCGACGGTTAGAAGAAAAAGGCTATATCCGCGCCGAAAGAAAAAACGGTTGCGTCACGAAATACGAAGTCTTTACCAGTAAACGACGTTTACCGATTCATGATGAAACCTATAAACGAGATTTACCGGTAAACGACGCTTACCAGTCAACGACGTTTACCGCACCAGTAAACGACGTTTACTGCACCAGTAAACGAGATTTACCGGTACCAGTAAACGACGTTTACCCGATAAAGACTAATGATAAAGACATAAATATAAATACGAATTACAAACATGATACAACGCCCGCGAAGATCGCGAAGAAAAACGACGCGGATTTTGAAGCTGACTTCGAAGAATTTTGGAAAGCCTATCCGAAACCGAAAAACCCGGACAAGACGCCGACGCGGAAGAAGTACGAGGCGCTCAGAAAAAGGGGCGTCAGCGGCGAAGACCTGTTAAAGGCCGCGCAAGGCTACGCGAGATCAACGCAAGGCACAGACCCGCGATATATCAAACACGGCTCGACTTTCCTGGGGCCGCAGGAGCCTTGGCGGGATTATCTGACAGAGCCGGAGCCGGTCAGCGACGAACCGCCGGACGCGGAAAAGCTCTTTCCTGATCTGGCTGAATGGATGCGAAGAAATAGAGGTGTTGCAAATGGAGGATAGGGAGTGGAAGGCGTTTCGGGGGTATCTGAACGGCGTTTTCGAGCAGTACGGCAAGCCCGCGCTCACAGACGCGGGGGCGCGGATCATGTTTGAGAACTTGCGCGATATGCCGCTTGAGATGGTGCTGAACGGCCTGAATTTGCATGTGCGGATGAACAGGTATATCCCGCCGAACGCGGCATCGGTGCGGGAACTTGTCGGCAATGAGCTTGCAGTTAAGGCGCTTGAAAAAGCGCAGGCGGCGACAAAGTTCATAGCGAGCGACGCGAGCGTGAGATTCAGTGACCCGTTGATTCACGTCACGATTGAACGCTGCGGCGGCTGGACGGCATTTTATTTTCTGACGCAAGCCGAGAGGCGCGAGCAGTTTTTACCCACTTATGCGGAGGCGTTTCGCAAGCGCGTTGATATTGGCAATGCGCCAGACCACGCGGCGGGCGACTGGGAAAAGCGCGGGGGCTATCTGCACCCGTGGACGCCTGAAAAAATCGTCGACGTGGACGCAGAACTGGCGAAGCGTGAAGAGCAAAAGCGGCTGACGGCATGACGCCGCGACAGCTTGACGAACTGCGAAGCATCCCGATCGGACAGGCCGAGACCGTTATCAACAGCCTCAAGCGAGCGGGGCGCGAGTACGGAGAAAAGCTCATGGACTCATACGAGGAGCGGCTAGCAATCATCACCGAAGGGCGCGGCGTGCAGCCGGAGGATATTTCAGCAGCGTGGGAGAGTACGTTGAATGTGACGTTTGAGAAGGGGGGAGCATGACGATGAAGGGGTTGTCGCTGTTCAGCGGGATAGGCGGCCTTGACCTGTCCGCGATAGCGTGCGGAATCACGCCGGTGGCCATGTGCGAGATCGAGCCGTTCCCGGTGCAAATCTTGAAAAAGCGCTTCCCCGGCGTGCCGGTGCTCCCTGACGTAAAGAAAGTGAACGGACATGATTATCGCGGAACAGTTGACATTATTTTCGGAGGTTTCCCCTGCCAGGATCTCAGTATCGCCGGAAGACGTGCCGGATTGCTTGACGCAGACGGCAATACAACGCGCAGCGGACTCTGGTTCGAGATGCTCAGAATCATCAATGAGGCAAGACCCCGTTTTGTCGTTGCTGAAAATGTGCGTGGAGCGATCGATGCCGCGCTCGACGTTGTGCAGGGCGGATTGGAAGGTGAAGGCTACGAAGTCAGGACAATCCTGTTACCTGCATCTGCGGTTGGCGCGCCGCATCAGAGAGAGAGAATCTTCATCGTCGGCGTGCGGCAAGACGTGGCCAACGCCTACGCGCAGGGACTACAAGGGGGGGGCAGCTACGGTTACAGTGATCGCGAAGGGCAGAAACCCGATGACGAACAACCTGACGGACGCGGTTCAGGCTGCGTCTGGCGGACGCCAGACGCGAACATGACACGCGGTGCAATCAGTGAGGCTAAATACATCGAGCGAGAGAAGTCAGGGCTTCCGAACGCGCTGAATTATCAGGTCGCGCACACTGATAGATCAAAGGGTAAAGAACCATGCGGACAGCTGAACCCGGCATGGGTCGAACAGCTCATGGGTTATCCCGACGGCTGGAGTGATCCCGACTGCGAAACTCCGGCGCTTTGGCAAGGCTGGCCGGCACGACCAGGCGAGCCACAGTATGAGTACGAGCACCCGCGCACGGTCGTCGGCATGCCGAACAGGGCGAAGCGATTGAAAGCCCTTGGAAACAGCGTCGTGCCGCAGCAAGCGGAGCCGATCTTCCGCGCGATTCAATTTATTGACCGCATGATCGGCAAGGACGGCGGGAAATATGAGTGACGGCAGAAATAAAAACGCCCGTTTTCCACCCGCCATCGCGTCAGATTAAAAGAACTTGCGCAAGGTCGATAAAGTTATCGAGCGCGAAAAGTTACGCGGCAAATTTTGCGATTTTGGGGCAATGATTACGAAAGGAGTCAGAAAAATGAAAAGCTATGTCATTGATTCGTTATGGGGCAAGTTTGTGATTAACGCCGACACAAAGGCGCATTTGGTTAAGGTTGCGTATGTCTCTGCGGAAGGGAAGGAGCCTCATATACCCGAATTGACGCCAGATCAAGCGTGGGAATTCACGAAGGTTTTGGGGGTTCTTACGGCAACGGCGGAAGGCGGCGGGGAATAATGGCAGAAACAATTTGGTTGGATTTTGCAATCCCCGTTATCTCAATCATCATCGGCGTGGTGCTCGGGCTGATGATCGCGGCGATCATGAGGGCTAATGACAAATGAACGGCTGTGACCTGATGGAGGAGCTTGCGCGGCTGAAAGAAGACCGCGACAGACTGATCGAAGAGGCGAAAGACCTGATGCGCGAGCGCGACGACGTGCAGGAATACGCAGACTGTGAAAAACAGTTTGCGGATGAGTTGAAGGCCGAGCGTGACCAAGCCCGCACGTGCGCTGAGGAAATGCGCGATTTGTACGCCGCTGAAATTGACGAGTCGATTGCCGCGTTCCCGTTCCCGTGGGAGGATGACAATGGCGCAGATAGTGACGGTGAGTGAACCGAAAGACCAAAGACCGCCGTCTGCGTGGGGCGTCGTCCCATGGGAAATGCCGGACGGCATGACGGCAGAGACGGCGCAGGCGGTCATGAGGGCGTTTGTGATGTACACGCACAGTGAAGGCGCTCTGTGCGGTGAACTTCACATTCCTAAAGCGACGGCGCGGATTTATCTGGAGCGGGCAAACAGTATTCCGAAACGCATGGCGCTGAAGGTTCCGCGCCTGATTGCGGCGATGCAAAAAAATCCTGCGCACATGCAGGAGATCATCGAACAGTCGAGGAACTATACCCCGGCGGCGAGTGGTTTTGCAATCAAGATCGCCGCCGAGCTGAACGACGCGGCGAAAATTAAGGCGGGTAAATGTTTCCGCGAAGAGCGCATCCGCCGCGAAATGACAGGGCGCGACGTTGGGAAAATCTGCGGCGTCAGCTCTTCAATCGTGACAGAACGCGAGCGGACAGGCTTCACACCGTCAATGACAGGATTCTTCAAGCTGTGCGAGGCGTGGGGCATTGAGCCTGAAAAATTCGGTTTTGCGAGCAATCAGGCCGCGCTGATCGCGAGCTGGCGCAGAAACAGGCGGGCGAGAAAATGATCTTGTCGAACAAAATGCGCGAGGCCGCGCTGAGATTCGGCGAAGACGTGCAGGCGGCGCGGGAGGGGCTAGGGTTGACGCAAATGGGGCTTGCGAAAATCTTGCATACTTACGCCTCGAACGTCGCGAGCTGTGAGTATAAGGGCTTAACCCCGCAGAGCAAGCTGTTTTTTGAGCTGTGCGAACAATTAGGACTGGAGCCGGAAGATTACGGCTTTCAGACGGATTTGGTGTACTTAGCGAAAATTTCAGAATGGCGAAAAAAGACAAAGACACATTGCGAGAAATGATAAAAGCCGCGTTCGCGTGCGATTTGACGCGGCTGACGGGCGTGGAGCATGTATTTGAGTACCGATTTGCCGCGCCAGATCGCCAGTGGCGAGCGGACATAGCCTTCCCGTCGGTGAAGGTTGCAATTGAGATTGACGGCGGCTTGTGGACATACGGACGGCACAACCGCGCCTCTTCGATGCTTGGAGATATGGAAAAAGGAAACGGGTACGCGGCGCGGGGATGGCTCGTGTTTCACATGCCGTGGGAATGGATTGAGGGCGGACGGCATGATAAAAGCGCCGCCTTGTTGGAGCAGATAGCGGCGGCTATCGTTGCGAATAAAAAAGATGAGGGGAAAGATGGCAAAGACGAGATTTGTTGTTAGTGATATGTTTCCTGAGAACATGCTTTCGACGATTGAACCTAGCATCAAGAAAGGCTCGCCGGATGATGATTTTCAGTTTTTAATGCTTTGTAAAAACTATGCGTTCGCGGGGACGGGCAAACATAAAACGTTGCCTGATTTTGTGAAGCAAATCTGTGAACAATGGGGCAGGGTGCGAAGATTCGAATTAACGGTTGTGATGGAGGATGAGGGCGATGCGGAGATTAAATTCAAAGGAGCGGACAAACATGAGTGAAAAGCTGAAGCCGTGCCCGTTTTGCGGGAGTAAGCATTGCTCATTTTTGAAACGGTACGAGTTACTATTTTATGTGTTTTGTAATGATTGCAGTGGTAGAGGTGGATATGGGTATACCCCAGACGAAGCCGCAGATGAATGGAACCGCCGCGCGGAGGTGAAGGACGATGACTGAGATTCAAGACTACAAGCAGGCTTTCGACTTCGCGATTAAACAAAGGGATGCCGTAAGAAAACAGCGTGATGAACTGCAAAAAATTCACCGAAAGTATATGCTCACGTGCATCGAAGCGCGCCAGCTGGCAACGAAATACTACAATGCGCTCAAGGCGCTCGATGCGCTGCCGGAAGAAGAAACGCTGCCGTGGGGAGAGGATGTGTTAAACGATGCGTAAGATCAAGTTTCGGGGATTGTCTGACGAACATGTCTGGGTCTATGGATGGTTTACTGACGATGATCTTTCTCCTGACATTATCGACGGTATGAGCACGCGCCATAAAGTGCTCAGCAAGACTGTCGGCGAGTTTACCGGTTATCGTGATCGAAACGGCGTTGAAATCTACGAAGACGATTTGATTGCTGTCAAGGGTGAAAAATATCTTGTCATTTGGGATCGGCGAATTCCGGGGTTTGGCCTCCGTCCCTGGGATGAGGACGGCGCAGAACGTCTGCTTGGCGATGTGATGATAACTTTCTTTGACGGCGCGCTTGTCATTGGCAATATCCACCATGACGGTAACGGCCACGTCCAATATTCCGATTGCGAGGAGAACGAGAAAGGGAGCGGCGGCGATGCGTGAGATCAAGTTTCGAGGGCGCGAAGAATATGGAAAGTGGCACTACGGCGCATTTATGGGTGTTTTTCACGATGGAGTTGTTGCGCCTATAGAGTATGCAAATATTTACGCCGACGGTATGGCAAACAGAGTTTTTCCTGAAACCGTCGGGCAGTTTACAGGGCTGAAAGACCACAAAGGCCGCGAGATTTATGAAGGCGATATAGTCAAGGTCGTTTCTTACGGCGAAGAATCGTTCCACGTTGTGAAATACATGGTCGAGGAAGATTATCCCGCTTTTGATCTCGTTCCTGTGCTCGGTGATGGCGAATGCAATTCGCTGAGTTATTGCTTGAATGATCTTGACACGAGAATAACCGTTATCGGCAACATTTACGATAACCCGGAATTGCTGCGGCTGACTAAAAAATGATTTCTCAAAAACCGCACTTTTTGAGAAATGAACGCTCAAAAAGTGCGGGGCATTTATTAAAAACTGGAGGTTTTGAGAAATGATCTTTGCGAGGAATTTTGCATAAATGCGCGGAGGTTGGCATTACATTGCGGATGGCGATTATCCGCTCAAGGGGCAACAAGTGCTAATACACGTCGCCGATATGAGCAGATGGATAAAAAACACGGTCTTGTCAAAGTCCGCGCCGCTTGGGATGTTTGAACAAAACGCAACGTATGACGGCAAGCTGAACGGCGTTGATATGTGGCGTGGAAATGTATTTCACGGCGCTGTGGTAGCATGGCGCGACGTGCCCGAAGCGCCTGACAGTGACCGTGTGAAAGAAGCGATTGCTGAATATCAAAATTTGGCCGCGAGCCGCGATGATGTATTGACGGCGCTGATTGCGTCAAGTTATCAGTACGACCCGGCGAAGAACGCGCCGTTGATTAAAGACATAGCGAAGAAGTTTAAACGCGAGGTGCAGAAGATGGGAACAGGGATTATCACTGACCATAATACACAGCCTGATGCGGCGAAGCCGCTGGCGTTTATCGATGAAAAAAAGCGCGTCTTCACGGTCGAGACGCGCCACGGGCACGGGGTGATTGTGCAATTTGATGAAGGGCAGAAAGTCGCGCGATATGCTCACGACTTCCCGAAAGCGCGGCGAATCTATCCAACAGAACGTGAAGCCGCGACAGCGCTGATGGCCGAGGCAGAACGACAGAAATGGAGGCGGGCGGGGTAATGAAAATATATCCGGGTGTTGAATACATCCCTGTAAAACGTCAGTGGACGGAAAAACATTTTCTGTATGAAATTCTCGGCGCGTTAAACAGGGCGGTATATGAGCTGACTCTGGCGTACTTTGATTGTGAAGATTATAAGCTAAATGATTCACGGTTTGGGGAAATCGTAGAAAACGACATTGAGCGCGTCATGATGGTCGTGAAGGATGAACAGAAAGCGATAAAACATCAGATTGATATTGGGGAGGCGGGGGAATGATCGCTGATGTGAAAAAACACTTAGAACAACTTGAAAACGAAGTGTATTGGTTTAAATATTTCTTAGATACGATTGAAAATGAATCTCACCATTGGGAAAAGTACGCGAGACAGTTGATAGTTGAAAGAGAGGCGTTAAAGGCTGAATTAAATGCCTATAAAGCGGGGGTAACGAAATGACCGACGATTTGCGCTATAAGATTTCAGACGAGTTACTTCATGCAATTTGCTCTTTGCAAGATGCTTATGCGTATGTGCAATACGCTGAACAGCTGGCGCTTGGGCGTTGTAATGTCGGCTATGGCGGAGATTTAAGATTCAGAATCAGCGCCCTTCGCCGGCAGATTAACAACGCCGTGACGCATGCGGCGATAATCAGGGAAAGCCTTAAAACGTGTCGATATAATATGGGTATCTTGAATTAGGAGGGTGCTTATATGCGGAACGGGGATATGGTTGAGTTGGATTGTGGTGACGGCGTTGTTGTGTGGTTGTCCCGTCATCGCGATCGTATGGCGGTTACAGTTAATTTAACAGGGTGGCACCGTGATGTATCGGTGGGATATGTTGGGGCGGCTGTTTGTGATTTTGCCCCAGAGGACGAGGACTTTTTAAAACAAGAACTGGAAGAAAGCAAGCTATGCAGATCGTATGACGAGGGTTACGCGGAAGCAAGCAAGGGTGAAATAAATGCAGACTGACTTTAAGCACGTCGAATACACAATCCCGCACGTCATGAACTATCTTCGCGAGCTGAACGAGATCAAGGGCTGCCGGATGCGCACGCGCGATGAGTTGAAAGATGAGGCAGAAGAGCTTGTCCGGCATCCTCAGACAAAATGGCACTGGATTTATGACGGCCCCGAATGCGAAAAGAACTTTCGCGGCTTCTTGGCTATCGGCTTCCGTGATAATTGCCACCCGCTCTGTGATTATTTTGTCGCGCAGACGTACACAGTACCAGAGTACAGGCGGCAGGGCGTCATGCGGAGTTACTTCACTCAGTGGGCGAAAATGCACCGTAGCGCGACGCTGTGTATGTTCATCATCGACAATAACGAGATCGCGAAGAAGTTCTGGTTTTCGCTCATGCCGTCAATCGGTTATGAGCCGATGTATCTGACAGAGGTCTTGCCGCCTGACGGGTATTCAACGCAGTACGGCTGGAGACCGAAGAAGTAAGGGGGGCTCGAATATGTACGAACTCGTTAAAGACGGCAAAGTCATGCCGCAGCTGCTTGAGTGCCCGTTTTGCAGAAGCAGCGCGAAGAACGTGGCGGTCAATGACGACAACAAATACGTTATTAGCTGCGAGAAATGCGGCGCGACAGTTTGGGGCAAAACACTGCCAGAGGCCGTAACGCGATGGAACACCCGCGGCGGACGTCTTGACGAGTATGCGGCGCTCGCAATGCCGCCGCTGGTATGGTGTAAGGCGCGACGGCTGCTCGACTATGGCAAGTGGGGTGACTGGGCGCATGGATATGTCACCCGGAGAGACGCGGACGTCGGCGACCTATGGCAGATAAATGACGACACGGGCGAGATTTTGACGATAGACCCGGCGACGGTCTGCGAGTTTACAGGGATTCGAGACTCGAACGGCTCTCCCGTTTATAACGGTGATGTACTGCGGCGCTTTGACAAAGAACGGCGCTATATAGTGTCATATCATGACGGCAGCTTTTGGGGTGCACAGATACCGCCTGAGGTGAACGACGCGCCGATAACCGTTTGGGGGCTGGTCCACAACTACGCGGCGATTGTCGTTGGCAATCTTTTTGACAACCCGGACGCATGGAGACAGAATGAGTAAGGAGGTGGAGAGGTGCATAAAATGGCGCGATGTCATAGGTTTTATAACTGGCGTTTGAATCGTCTTGCTGACGTGGGGGGATATTTTTACTGCAATTACGTGACCATGATAAGCTGGCGTGAGCTGTTGAAACATAAAGGGACGAAAAAACTCCGTCGGTATGTGCGAACATGGATGTGCATAGCGCCGCAACGCAACTCGGGAGGGTATTTGTAAATGAATAAAAACGAAGAGAGCTTTTATATCCGCGTGAGAATGCGAAAGGAGTGGACGCCGTTGTTTAACACTGTACCCGCGCAATACCGGCGCTTGAAAGATGACGGAGAACCGATCAAGTATTTTGATTTGGGATAAGACGTTTTAACAGGAGGCCCGCGCTTGAAATACGAAAATGACGAAGTACGAAAACTCGCAAACGTATTGGACGTGATAGCTCGAAAATGCTGGCGCGGGCTTCCTGCCTTGATGGGCTTGGAGCCGCAGCCGACGCGGGAACAGCTTAAGCAGGCGCTATTCTTTCGCCCGTCGCCTGACGAGGATTTAGGTACGAAGGTGCAGGGCGGCGGCAGTTTGGAGGGGCGCGAGATCACGCAAGAAGACGTAATGATTGACGAAGTTGATTCAGTACTCGCGTCGGTGTCATGGGCGGAGATCGTTAAAACGGTGCAATGGTATGCGCGGGAATATCCCGTGTTGTGGGCGATGTATAAAAAATATATCGTCAATCAGGAAACGATAAAAATAGGCTGGGGGCGCGAGGGCGCTCTGTCGCGGACGGCCAGCGCCTTTGACGCGAGCGAGTATCAAATAAAAACCGCCGTGCGCTGTGTGCCGTACAAGATCGCGCAGGCGGTATCAATGGGGTTATGCGCGGATGAAGTTCTCCCGCGCTCAAGCTGACGAAAGGAGCAGACACATGAAAGAAGACGATTTTCAGACAAGGATTCAATTCGGTCTTGACGATAAGGGGGCATGGTGTTTTCAGTTTACGGATTATCCCGTTGGCGAAGATTTTAACCCTGAAATGCCTGTGAGCTATCGGATACATTTGCTTGATTCGGAATTGTGGGCGCTTATTGACGGGGTTGTGAAGGCGCTCCAGAAAAGCCCTGCCCGTCGCTCGAAGTGGCGCAGAGTGTTGGAGGCGCTGCGTTCATGAACTGGTTGAAAAACTGGCTTTTAAAAGACGAGATCGAGACGTTCAAGAAGGCTGTAAATGAATGTTATGCGCAAGTCGAGCTATGGCGCGAAAAGGCGCACGTCGCCGAGCGTGACGTGATGGAAGCGCGGCAAGTAGCACAGTATTGGCGAGAACAGGCTAAGAGAAATATTTCGCTTCCTGTCGATGATCTGTTCCCGTGGGAAGAACGGGTAATAAGAGCTAACGGCCTTAGTTTTATTGAGCAAAAAGAATTGGAATTGTTGAGGGAGGGGGATAAAAATCATAAGCTGGCTAAAAAGGCTGATTTGCGGGCGCGAACTGGCGGCGCTAAAATCTGAGATCAAGCAGCTCAAGAAAGACCGCGAGCGTGCGTTTTATGAGCGCGACAAGGCGCTGAATAAAGCAAACCGGCTGGAATGTGAATTAAGTGTCTGCCAATTCGAGTTGCGGCAGAAATGGGGATGGCGCAAGTGAAGCGGGCGAAGAAGGGTTGCTGAAACTTTCAGAAATACTGAATGAAGCGGCGGGGGTGTTGAAATGAAAGACTATGACAAAATTCTTGAGATGGAACAGAGCGACGTGAATGTGTACGTGTGTAACGGCAAAGTCGCAGTTGTTTTTGATTGTCGATTTGAGCCTGTTTATTTAGATATGTCACTCGAAGAGGCGTTGCAACTTGCGGCACTGTTGACCAAAGCGGCGGAGTCGCTGAAAGACGTAAAGTGAAGCCTTCGCCGAACTGACGGTGGCGCGGCTGGAAACAGAAAAGAAAGAACTCGTTTATCAGCTGACGGCACGCGCAAGCAAGTACACGCACTGCGAAAGCGTTGGCGGCGCGGGTAAGGTGATGCAATACTGGGGGAGGTGGCTGAAAAATGGAATTAGGGTTGTTTGTCGCGGAGGTATTAAAAGACCGGAAAGAAGTGTATTTTCACGTTCCGTATAATAACGAATACGGGGAGATTTATCTCGATTGGGAAGAACTGATGGAACTAGGGGTTCAGGCGCGCGGTGAAGTTTCGCATAGCGATAGTAATGATAGCTTTATTATCTGGCATAACTTTGAAATGCCTCCGACGCATGATGAAGCCGAAGGGACAATCATCATGGTAGAAAATGACGAGGGTGAAGGCGTTGTAATTTGTCAGCGAATCAACGGACAATATGTGGATATTATTTCTAGCAAGGTGTATGACGATTATGAAATCTATCGTTGGGCGAAATTGCCGGTAAAACTGAAGGTGCGGCTATAGAATGAAGCGGGCGAAGAAGAAAAAATATTATCGGTATAGAAGGCGCGGTTACAATCTCGAATTTGAAAATGTCGATGGTGGACACGGATTCTGGGGCGGTCTGAACCTGAGACAAGTAAAAGCTGTAATTCGTGCGACCAATATTGAGTTTGACAGGCAGTATGAAAAACCCGAATGGGCTGTAACACACCCCCCGCTTTTAATCCTCGCTGAGGGGACGTTGCTGCGTCCGGTTAGAAGCATGGAGCTTCCAGCCGGGACGAAGGTCATGCTGTGGGCGTATTAAAAAACGTCGCCGAACTTTCAACCGAAATTTCATCTGTATTTCTTCGCGCTGATGTGCTTTTATGATAACGCCGAGATTTCGGCAACGTTCCTCCGGGACGCCGTGGGCCTTGCGGGCTTGCGGCGTTTCATTTTTATGGAGGGCGTGAAACGGAGGAACAAAATGGCACAGCTTGAATTACAGCTTGACGGCGAATTGAGGGAAGCAGATGAGAACGCAGAATATCAGGCTTTCGTCGATAAGTTTAAGCCCAAGAAAACGACGGACGATTGCTACACGCCGCCGCCGGTTTATGACGCCATTGCGGATTGGACATCCGAGGAATACAAGCTCGACAAAAGGCGCTTTGTCCGCCCGTTCTATCCGGGCGGTGATTATCAAAAATATGACTATCCGGCGGGCTGTGTCGTTGTAGACAACCCGCCTTTTTCTATTTTGTCGCAGATTTGTGACTGGTACAACGCGCGGGGGATCCCCTTTTTTCTGTTTGCCCCGGGGCTGACTTGTTTTAACAAAAAGGCAGGCGTCTGCGCGGTGTGCGCTTATGCCGAAATAACCTATGAAAACGGCGCAAACGTGAGAACGTCTTTTTTGACGAATCTCGACGACGCGCGGGCACGGTCAGCGCCGGAACTGTACAGGCGCGTCATGAAAGCAAATAATGAATATCAAGCGCAATTTAGACGCGAATTGCCAAAGTATGAATACCCGCCCGAAGTCGTGACGGCGGCCAGCCTTGGTATTTTGTCGCAAAACGGCGTAGAGTTTGCCGTTATGCCTGAAGATTGCACATTTATTAGGGCGCTCGATGCGCAGCGACAGACCGGAAAATCGATTTTTGGGGGCGGGTTGCTTTTATCCGCGAAAGCCGCGAAAGCCGCGAAAGCCGCGAAAGCCGCGAAAGCCGCGAAATACTGGCAACTGTCGGAGCGGGAGCGGTTTATTGTGTCTGAGCTAGGGCGAAATTGCGATGATTAGGAGGTGTGTATCCGATGGCAAAAGAGAAACAGCCGCGCGGTCTGAGCGTGAAACAGCGCCGTTTTATTGAAGCATACGACGGCAACGCGACGGCAGCCGCGATTGCCGCCGGGTATTCGCCGAAAAACGCACGAAATACAGGTGCGCGTATGCTTACAAAAGCAAACATTCGAGCCGCACTTCGTGATCGTGAGGAGGAGCGTTCTGCACTGATAATTGCGACGCGCGAGGAACGGCAGGCGTTCTGGACGGAGATCATGCGCGATGAGAACACGATGATCATGGCGAAGCTGAAAGCGTCTGAGCTTTTGGCAAAGTCCGAGGGCGACTTCTTAGACCGGCACGAGCTGACAGGGAAAGACGGTGCGCCGCTTGATGCTTCCCCGCGTAAAGTGATTCTGTCGTTTGAAGACGCGCCGGAGTGGACAGATGACGGCGGCCCCGTTGACTGAGCAGGGCGCTATTCGAGCCTCGTTCCCTGCGAAGCTCAAGCCGCTTTTCGAGTTCGGCAAATATCGGTATAAAGTGCTTTACGGCGGGCGCGGCGGCGCAAAGTCTTGGAGCATTGCCCGCGCTTTGCTCTTGATCGCGTCAGAGCGGAAAATCGATATTCTTTGCGCTCGCGAATATCAAATTAACATCGGCAATTCTGTCCATGAGCTGTTGAAACAGCAGATTGAGGCGCTAGGACTGACAAGCTCTTATTCTGTGACAGACACGCGGATAACGTGCCTTGCAACTGGTTCGCGGTTCTTCTTTCGCGGCCTGCATAATAACGCGGCTGAAATTAAATCATTTGAAGGCGTGTCGCTGTGTTGGGTAGAGGAAGCTCAGGCCGTGAGTGCTGCAAGCTGGGACGTCCTCGACCCGACGATAAGAAAGCCCGGTTCTGAAATTTGGATGTCCTTTAATCCCGGATCGCCAGACGATGAGACGTGGAGGCGCTTTGTCGTTTCGCCTCCGCCGAATGCCTGGGTGCAGAAAATCTCATGGAAAGATAATAAATGGTTTAATCCGACGATGAACAAAATCCGGCTTCATGCGCTTCATACAGACCCGGAGCGATATAAACACATCTGGGACGGAGAGCCGGAGATCATCAGCGACGCGCAAGTGTTCAAAGGCCGCTATCTCGTTCAGGAATTCGAGACGCCGAAAGACGCGCGGTTCTTTCATGGAGCCGACTGGGGATTCAGCGTCGATCCATCTGTGCTGATTCGTTGCTTCATTCGCGGAAACGTCCTCTACGTTGACCGTGAAGCATACGGAGCAGGTGTTGAGTTGGACGAAACGCCGCAACTGTTCGATTCTATCGAGACTTCGCGCAAGTGGGCGATTAAAGCCGATTCTGCGCGGCCAGAAACGATTTCATACATGAAGCGGCAAGGCTTCAAGATCGAAGCCGCGAAGAAATGGGCGGGTAGCGTTGAAGACGGCCTTGCTATCTTGAAATCGTTTGACAAGATTATCATTCATCCGCGCTGTGTTCACGCGGCGGATGAGTTTTATAAATACTCGTACAAGGTAGACAAGAACAATGGCGACGTGCTGCCGGTTATCGTTGATGCGAACAATCACTGCGTTGCCGCCGGAACGATGATCGAGACGGAGCGAGGCGCGGTGCCTGTTGAACAGGTAACGACTGCTGACCGCGTTTTAACGCGCGAGGGGTACAAGCGCGTTTTATGGGCGGGACAGACGGGCGAGAATCGAGACGTGGTAGAGATCACGGCGGGATGCCATTCGCTGACGTGTACACCTGAACATCTAATTTATACGATCAATCGCGGCTTTGTGCGGGCTGATTCTTTGTCCGCCGAAGACGCGCTTTTTTGTCTCGACGGTTTTATTCGTGTGCAAACCGTCGCCGCGCTCAAAAAGCCCGCGACGGTGTACGACCTGGCTATAGACGGTCAGCATGAATTCTTCGCTGGATATGTTTTAGTGCATAATTGTATCGACGCGCTCCGCTATGCCCTAGACGGCTATATTCACCGGGGCGGCGGCATGAAGATCAATCTCAACAACTTACGCGGGAGGTGACGCGAAAATGACAACGAAAAAGACAAGCGACGGCGCGGCACAGACTCCCGCGCGGAAGAACAAGTTTAAAGCCGTGGCGAAAAAAGAAGCGGCGCGAGTGCCGACGCTGAGCGAGCTGAAACAGATGTACTCGCCGCCCGCGACAAGCGGACGCCCTAGCGCTGATGTACGCGCGGCAATGGACGCGGCATTTGAAGCTGACGTTCTGCCGATGATCCAGAGCAGCTATTCGATTCTCGGCGCGGCCGCTATGCCGCGTTTTATCGGTTATCCTGTACTGGCGGGCCTGACTCAGAACGGTCTTATCCACGCCGGTATTGAGATGATCGCGGACGAAATGACGCGCAAGTGGATCGATATACAGACGACCGGCCAGTCACTGGAGGGCGGCGAGCAGAATCCCGTTATCGCCGATCTTAAGACCGACATGGAGCATTTTAAAATCCGCACGCTTTTTCACGATGCGTCGCGCCTTGTCAGTCAATACGGCGGCTGTCTCGCATACGTTGATACGGGGGACGACGATCCCGCAACGCTCATGACGCCGCTGTATCTGGACGCGGGAACATTTAAACCGGGCAGCTTGAACGGCATCCGCCTGATCGAACCGTTCAATATCTCGCCCGGTTTTTATAATGCGAATAATCCGCTTGCCGCTGACTATTTCAAGCCGCGCTCATGGTTTATCCTTGGGCGCGAAGTTCACGCCAGCCGCTTCCTGTATTTCTCGTCCGCGCTGCCGCCGACGATGCTTTTGCCCGCGTATAACTTCTTCGGTATCCCGCTTGCGCAAACGGTGCTTGATGTCGTGCAGCACTTCACCGAGTGCCGCGAGGCCGAGGCGCGGTTGCTCAAGAAATTCTCGCTCACCGTGTTTAAAACCGACATGTCCGATTTGATGAACGGCATGGAAGATACGAACATCCGCGCCCGCGCGAAATACTTTGTTCAGAATCAGGATAATGACGGCCTGATGATGATCGACACGAACGAGGATATTATCAAGGTCGAGACGCCGCTTGCGGGCGTGACGGACATTGTTCGCCAGTCGATGGAGATGGTAGCCGCGTATTTCGGCGAGCCGACTGTCAAGCTGTGGGGAATTTCGCCCGGCGGTTTCAACAGCACCGGCGAGGCCGACCTGAGAAATCACTATGATCACGTTGCGGCCACTCAAGAGAAAATGTTCCGCGAGCCGTTGAATGCCGTCCTGCGCCTGTTGCAGTACAACCGGCGCGGAAAAGTGGACGACAGCATTACAGCGTCCTTTATCCCGATCGGAGACCAGGACGCCGGACAGATCGCGAGCGTCAACAAGCAGAAAGCCGATACCGCGAGCGTTTATCTGCAAAACGGCGTTCTCGCGCCCGAAGAAGTGCGGCAAATGCTGGCCGACGATGAGCAGAGCGGCTACACGACGATCGACGTGGAGGACGTTCCCGAAGACGACACGGGCGACGACATGGGCAGTATGATGAGCGAAATGCCCGCAGAAGTGCCCGAGACCGCGCCAGAATCGCCAGAAGTTGCCGAAGGTGAGCAAGTTATCGACGAAGACGAAAACGACGCGAAATAACGCGATTTTGACGCGAAGGAGCGCGAACGATGGCTGACGAAAAAAAACAGACGCGTTTGCGCGTCCGTCATTCAAAAAGCATCGCCCCGTTGAGGCCGTCCGCAGGGCTTGAAGCGTGGTACAGGAAAAAGCTCAAACAAGAGATCAAGAAGATGTCTGACAGCGTGGAATACTGGCTCCGCGCTGTGTACCGCTCGCGCGAGTCGGAGATTATCGCCGAGGACGCAAGCCCCGCCCGCGAGATTTGGGACGACCTCAAGCGCACAATGGCGCGATGGCAAAAACACTTTGACGAGCTGGGCGAAAAACTTGCCCGCCGCTTTGTCGGGCGCTTGTCGAGGGCTGAAAAGGCGCGATTTGAGCAGGCGCTGAAAGATGCCGGGTGGACGGTCAAGTTCCGCACGCCGCGCGGCGTAAATAACATCATGCAGAGCGCGATCATCGAGAACGTCAACTTGATAAAGTCAATTCCGCGTCACTACTTGACCGAGGTGCAGAGCATCATGAATATCGGCATCCAAAACGGCAAAGACCTTGATTACATCACGCGCGAGCTGCACAAGCGCTATGAGATTACCGATCGTCGCGCGAACATGATTGCCCGCGATCAAAATAACAAGATCACGGCGGCGCTTGACCGCGAGCACGCGAATCACTTGGGTATTACCGATGCGGTTTGGGTGTACACATACGGCAGTAAAGAGCCGCGACACACTCACGTCGAGATGGACGGCATGCGCTTCAAACTGAGTGAGGGGCTTTATGATCCCAATCCCAAAGTCGCGCGGAAGATACAGCCCGCCGAGTTGGTGAACTGCCGCTGTATGTACAGAATGTTGCTTCCTGAAATAGACTATTCCGGCGACTTCGACGAAAACGGCAAGTGGGCCGACCGCCGCCAGTCGCCTGACCATCCGAATTTTGAGGGGTGAGAACATGAGCTTGAAAACAGTAATATTCGACGCCGCCCCGTCACAGCGCCGCGTGGACGAAAACGGCTTCATGCACGTTGATTCTTGTCACGTCACGAAAGAGCAAGTCGTGAAATACTACGGGCGCGAAATTCCCGGCTGGCGCGAGCTTGAGCTTGACCCTGAACGGCTTTATAACGTCTACCGCCCCGGCGACGAGATCGAGAAAGCGGCGGCGACGTTTGACGGCTTGCCGCTCCAGTTGCAGCACCATATCGACAGCGCCGACGAGCCGCAGACAGAATTCCGCGTCGGCTCGATTTCGCGTCCCGTCTGGCGTGCGCCTTATCTTGACTGTGATCTGCACATCACCAACGGCGCGGCTATCAGCGCGGTCGAACACGGCGATTTTAAAGAGATCAGCGCCGCCTATCTGTACGAGCCTGTTATCGAAAGCGGCGAGTTTGATGGCACGCCGTATGAAATCGTGATGCGCAATCTGCGCGGCAATCATGTCGCGCTCGTTCCGAAAGGACGCGCGGGCGCTGACGTGGTAGTTGCCGATGAAGCGCCGGACGCGCCGCCTTTGCGCAGTTTCGCGGCGTGGATGCGGAAAAATCCGCTCAGTCTGAAAGACGCGCCGTCGCCGGAATGGGAAGCGACGCGCAACGCGCTGGATAACAATTAAATACTGTTTGTGTAAAGAAGCGACTCCAGAAATGGAGCCGCTTTTTTTAT